AAAAGAATTAGACAGATTGCGTGACAAATTGGAAAATCATTTAATGAAAGGACAATGAGATGGGTGAATTACTTATGTTATTTATCACGGGCGGTGGTAGCACTGCTATGGGTGCGATTCTTAAAGGCGTGTTTGGTTATATATTCGAAGCCCGTCAGAACAAGCATGATCTTGAAATGGCGAGAGAAGCTCGTGCGTCTGATAATTTCCTTAGACTACAAGCTGAACTCGCTAAAAGCGGTACTGGGGAGTTTGTTTCTTTTACTCGTCGTATTCTTGCTGTTATCGGGGTGTCTACGCTCTGCACTTGTATCATCCTCTGCACCCTCTTCCCAACCGCAGAAATCGTCACACTCACCAACGCAGACGGAGAAGGCATCAACGAAATATTCTTCGGACTCATCAGTTGGCAAGCGAATCAAGAGCCACTCACTATTTCTTCTGGACACATCAGCCTTATGGGATGCACGGTAATATTGCCTTGTATCCTTGGTTTCTACTTTGGTCCAAGCGGTCGAAGAGGTTGACAGTCAAGAACTTTTCCTCTTTACTAATAGATAAATTTAATCGACAACTAGCAACAACTAGTCCCTCGACCCGCTGCGGCGGACAATCCTGTGAAGACGAAAGGTGTGAAAGTCACTGGTAATCAAACACATATTCACAATTAATTAACATAGGAGATCATATATTATGGCAAACGGAAATACTTCCCCCAGTCGTGTAGGTCTTATTGAAGGCGGATCCGATAACGATGCGTTGTTTCTCAAGAAGTTCAGCGGAGAAATCCTGCAAACCTTCGAAGAGTCTAACGTCTTCAAGCCACTACACACCATCAGAACAATCGAAAGCGGAAAGTCTGCTCAGTTCCCAGTAACTGGTATCGCTTCTGCTTCTTACCACACTCCCGGTGAAAACATCGCAGACGGAGGTAACAGCTACCTCAGCGACATCAAGAAAACTGAGAAGATCATCACCATCGATAAGATGCTTGTTGCTTCCACTTTCTTGGCTAACATCGACGATGTAAAGAATCACTACGACATTCGTTCAGTATACGCTAACGAGTTGGGTAAAGCACTTGCTGTTCGTTTCGACACTGCTCTTGCTAAAGTGTTCATCGCTGCTGCTCGTACCGGAGCTAACTTGACTCAAGTTGGTAAAGGCGGAAGCATCCTCGACATCAGTGCTAACACCTTCGTAAACTTCGGAGACGCTAATTCTGACACAGGTAATCCTACAGGTGCTGAGTTGGTAGCTGCTTTGTTTAGTGCTGCTCAACGCATGGACGAACACGATGTTCCTAGTGACGGTCGTTTCTGTGTATTGCGTCCTGCTGAGTACTACAAGCTTATCACTGGTGCTGACGATTCCAACAGCTTCTCTCTTACTTCTGCTATCAATAAAGATATCGGAGGAGCCGGAAGTCTTGCTGCTGGTAACATTCCACAGATCGCTGGTATCAGCATCTTCAAGTCCAACCACATCCCATCAACTGACCTCAGTGCTGTTTCTTCCGGAGACGGTGAGGCTAACAACGATGTGTTTGGCGGTAACGGTATTGGATACAACGGAAACTTCACCACCACTAAAGGTATTGTTTCCCACGCTGCTGCTGTTGGAACTGTTAAACTGCTTGATCTTGCTACCGAATCGGAGTATCAGATCGAGCGTCAAGGTACGTTGTTTGTCGCTAAGTATGCTATGGGTCACGGAGTTCTCCGTCCTGAGTGTGCTATCGAACTGATTGCGTAACGCTCTTCTCTCGGTGTTGGGGAGGTCTGTGATTCGTTCCGCTCCCCTCCACTGATTATTTTATCTATACTTATCATGGCTCTGACGACTAAACTAAATGCAGTAAATACAATGATCAGTGTTATCGGGGAAGCCCCGGTTAATACTCTCGGAGGTACAGCCGTTCCTGTATCAGTCGTTCAAGCAGAAGCAGTCCTCGACGAAACCAGTAGAGCCGTACAGTCAGAGGGTTGGCACTTTAATACGGAGCACGAGTACGTACTTACTCCTGATGCTTCCACGTCTAAGATTAACTTACCAAGCAATACGCTTCGGGTAGACTTAGACCCAGAAATTTATACAGACAGCGATCCAGTACAACGTGGACTTTTGTTATACGACAGAAAGAATCACACGGATGTATGGACCAAGGAGGTTAAAGCCTCCATTACTTTTGAGTTAGCATTTACAGATATGCCTGAGCAGTTCCGTCACTACATAACAGTTAAAGCTGCTCGTATCTTTGCTAATCGATTCTTAGGAAGCAGGGAGATCGAAGGGTTTGCTTTGCGGGATGAGATCGAAGCGAAAGCACGGGCGATTGATAGCGACTCTGAAAATGCAGACAGAACTATCTTTGACCACTACAGCGTACTTAGAGTATTAGACAGATAAGAGATGCCTCTGTTAGTAAACAGTGTACCGAATCTCGCACAGGGCGTATCACAACAGCCTGACAATCTCAGGTATCCCGGTCAGTGTGACGAACAAATAAACGCTTGGGCTACTGTTGTTGAGGGGCTGGTTAAGAGGCCACCTACTACATACACGAAGAAGCTGTTAGGTACTAAGCTAACTACACAAGACCCAGACACAGAAGAAAATAATTTATTTACACACTTCGTTAAACGCTCTGAACAGAATCAATATTGCGTAACAGTATCGTTAGGTAATGTATCTCTAGGTATAGCAGCAGGTGTAGGTGTTACTATGGTAGACGGTACAAACGTACCAGTAGCTGTAACTTCTATAGCTAACAGTTATCTGAGCTTAGGAGGACAGGCATCTCTTGGAGCAGTACAGAATCCATTAGCCGATCTACGAGCACTGACAGTAGCTGACTATACATTTCTTGTTAATAAGAATAAGACTATAGAGAAAAGTACGGACGCTTTACAAAAATCTAAAGCACCGCCGAATGAAGCACTTATTGTTGTTAAACTTGGGGATTACGAGAAGAATTACAGTGTAATAATAGATGATAAAGTAGTACCACACACAAGCGGGTTGCAGAGTAACAAGTCTCCTAGTGCTAACTATACATACGAAAGCGGTACGACTAGTACAGGATTACATGCAGATACAGCAGTTATAGCAGAGGATTTAGCAGCTTGTCTAACATCAGGTTTAAGTTCACCTAACGGTGTAAGTGTGAACATTGTTAGTGGAGGAAGCGGTTGGTTAGCAGGAAACAGCACAGGACCATCCGTTCCAGGAGTTAATAGAAGTATCCATTATCGTCTAGTATTAGAAGTTGTTCAGGTAGGGGCTACCTCAAGTGCTTTATTTGAATTATTTGTAGTAAAGGGAGTAATAACATCGGTTTCTGTATTAAGAGCTGGTACAGGTTTTAACCCAAGTTCATCAACTTCGCAAACGCTTAGGGTTGAATCAAGCGACTGGCTGGATAAGAAAAAGTGGGACACTGTGACACCCTCAATACGACCTGATACATACGGCAGCGGTCAGTCTATAACAGTTAATATATCATCTCGTTCTGCTTTTACAGTCGAACAAAAAGGGTCGGTAATAAAAGTAACAAGCAGTGACGGACCTTTTAAAATACGAGCAGAAGACGGTTTAGCAGATCAAGCACTAGGTACTGTATACAGAGAAGTAAATAGTATCACTGAACTCCCTACTAAATGTTTTGATGGTTTTATGGTCAAGATCAAAGGAGATGCGGACATCTACCAAGATGACTACTATGTAAGATTTAGTACTAAGGAGAAGGAATACTTCGGAGAAGGTAGTTGGGTAGAGACCGTTGGTTATTATCAAGATGAATCGCCCGGTTCTTTAATGGAAGGTATAGACACAACATTAGAAGCTGATACTATGCCTGTAACTCTTGTGCCGTATTTCAACGATACCACTATTACAGACTTCCGCTTACAATCTCCAAACCAATTATTGGTTGTAAAGAACGGTAGTGATTACTATCGATTGGATGTAGACCACAGAGCAGCTACAACTAATGAACCGGGTGTAGGAGCTGATTGGACGGACTATTGGACTGAAGTGCCTAGTATATCTCAAGGGTTTTTACCTTGGAAGTCTGGTACATTTTACTATGGTCCAACTGAAACAAACAGTACAATAGGATGGAATGCTAGACAAGCAGGTGACGATAACACCAATCCATTCCCATCATTCGTAGGTAATAAGATACGAGATATATTCTTCTTTAAGAACCGCTTAGGTATACTTACAGATAGTAACATTATCTTTAGTGAAGCAGATGAGTACTATAACTTCTTCCGTACTACCACACAGCAGTTGTTAGACAGTGCACCGATAGATGTCGGACTGAGCCACACAAAGGTAGCGATCCTTGAACACGCTGTACCATTCCAAGAGAAGCTGATGTTATTCAGTCAAAGCTCACAGTTCGTACTTCGTGGAGCAGATGTGTTATCACCTAAGACTGTAGCTATATCACCAGCAACTGAGTACGATCTATCAGATGGTATACAACCAGTAGCACTGGGTAACTATATATACTTCCCATTTAAACGAAATGACTTTGAAGGAGTATACGAATACTTTGTAGATAACAATACTGAGACATTTAATGCTGAAGAAATAACACAGCAAGTACCGAAGTATATCACAGCAAACGTACAAAAGATTGTAGGTTCTCAAGCAGAGAATACTATTGTATTGAGTACCACAGCCGATGCTAAGACATTGTTTGTATATAAGTACTTCTGGAGTAATAAAGAAAAAATACAAAGTGCTTGGATGAAGTTCACCTTTGGGCGTGACATCCGAGGGTTTGACTTTATCGATAGTAACTTGCATTTAATCACAGCAGACAGCGACGGGTTACACTTAGAGAAGCTTACACTTGAAGATGGACTGACAGACGAAGGTTTAGATTATACGTTGTATCTGGATAGTAAAGTGGATGGAGCTGATGAGGATATAGTAGTATCGTTATATAACCCAGCTACTAAAGTTACTCGTGTATCAGGCATACCGTACAATGTAAGCATTAATACAGACGCTACAATCTACACGAAGCTAGGTAATGAACGAGCTTTCACTGTTGTAGATTCCAGCACGGTAGATGTTAATGGTCCATTAGCTAGTTATGTAACATACGACGGTACTATCTATAAGTGCGATACAACACATACATCCACAGCTTCCGACACTCCTGATACAAGTGATAAATGGAGTACGACATCAGAGGTGTTATCAGCTGTTGCTTGGTCCGCTGGTAAGTTCTACAACAACGACACATACTTTGTATTAGGTCTATCGTACAATATGTTGTACAGGTTCTCCGATCAATCATTGAAGCAACCAACAGAGCGTGGCGGAAGAAGTGCTTCTGATTACACATTCCAAACGATTCGTAACGGTAGTATAAACTACGCAGATACTGGACACTTCACCGTTGAAGTAACTCCGA